TGCTTGCAGCAAATCCTGCTCCAGCATATTTTCCAGAACCAAATTTACCTGCTATATTTTTAAATCTTGAAGTTATAGATGAAAATTTACCTGGGTCTTTAGGTGCTCCCATTCCTGGCATACCCAAAAACGTTGTATTGCCACCACCTCCACCCGCTCCACCACCTGCTGCTCCTGCTGTAACTGCTGCTCCTAATTGTTGTCCTGCTGCACGAGCATTTCTTACCTCAGCAACAATTCCTGCAATTCCGCCCTTTGCAATATCCTGTCCTGCTTTTTTTGCTTTAATAGAAGGGGACTGAATTTGTGCTTCTTGTTTAATGCCATCAACTGTTCCCTTGGTTATTGCCTTAGTAATTTTTGATCCCATATCTCCAAGATAAGGTGTTACCTTTTGAATCAAATCTTCAGCAGTTGCTGTAATTGATTTTGTAATATGAGCCATTGTTCCAACTTCCCACTTTTTAAGTGTTGGGTCAAAAGTTTGGAAAGTATTCATCACTTTTTGTCTTGATTGAGAGAATCTAGTTGTTTTTTGGAAAAATTCTGGGTTTTGTGAAGCGGCATATTCTTGTGCTGCGGTTCTTGCACTTCTGTAAGAACCTGGTAGTGCAACTCTTCCTGCAGAACCTGCACGACCACTTCCAACACCTACTGGACCAACAGTTCTTACTTGATCAATGGCGTTGTTCATTGCTGTTCCAACTTCTTTACCAGCAACCTGTAAAGCCTTTGCTTTTTCACGAAGTGCTGGAACTACAATTTCTTCAAATGTGTCATCAGTTACCATCACTCTGCCAGAATCTGCTAAAGCACCAGTTACTGTCCCTGATAGTTCTTTTCCAACTTCTATCCACATTGACTTAAACTTAGGATTATTTAGCCCCATCTTCATTTCTCTAGCCATTACAGCCATCAAAGGAGCCATTGCTGCATCGCCAGCACCTTGCAAATATCTAAGAACTTGCCCCATTGGTACGCCTGGACCACCAACCTGACCCATTGCGGTATTCATTGATTCTGGCATATAAATGGTTGCGTTTTTAAATCCCTTGCCCTTTTGATATCCAGGAATATTTCCTGCTATCATTCCATCAATTAAACCTGCATACCTCTTTGCCATCTTTTTAGGAATAACTGCTTCGCCTGGCTCAAGCATTGCTGGAACAGTGTCTCCACTTCCAGAACCTGGAACCATAACTACACCCTTAGAAAATTTCTTAGGAGTACGTCCAGGAAGAACCATACCTGGATTATTAAGAAGCAATGAACTTGCTGCACGAGCAGCATTTGCATAAGCGGATGCCAATTGATTTACAGAAGTTTTTTCAGCATTAAATGTTTGAGTTAGTCTTGCATGAGACTGATCCAGTGAGTGAGCAACGGCTGCTGCTTCTTGTTGCTGAACAGTTAAGAATTGTGTTTGCTCTCCTAAAACCTGTGACTGTCCAGTTAATCTTAAATATCCAGTTCTAAGAATTGATATAAACTTAATTCCATTTGCCAAAGCATTTGCCAAAAGTCCAAATGTCATAAGTGCTACTGGTCCTATAGCACCAATTGCAACAGTTATAATGGTTATAGCCTTTTTTGCACCGCTAGATAGATTATTAAACTTACCTAGAGCATCTCCAAGAAATTCAAGTATTGGTGTTACAGTTTCTAAAAATACTTGTCCTACAGGAACTAAAGCAAGTTTTAAATCTTCTACAGATTTGCGGAACTTATTCATTGCAGAGTCAGCCGTCATTCCTAATTCTTTATCTGCCATAGCAGCAAGGTCTTCAGTAGATGCAGTTGCTAAATCAAGAACACGAGATGCCTGGTTGCCAGTCTTAGTAACGTTTTCAAACAATGTAGAAAGACGTGCTAACTGGAACTTTCCAAATAGTTGCTCAATTGCCCTTTGTCTGTTTAGATTTGAAAGTCCATCTAATGCCTGTGCAAACTCTATAACTGTTGCTTTTACATTCCCTGCGTTTTTATTTACAATTTTATCAATATCAATTCCAAAGCCCATCATCATTTCTTTTGCTTTGCCTGTTGGGTTAATGAGAGAAGCAAGACCAGACTTTAATGCGTTGGCACCTTCTGATGCATTAATTCCACCTTCTTTCATGGCAGCCATAAAGAATGCTAAATCTTTTACGTCTCCACCTAATTGTCGTACAACTGGTGCTGCTTTTGGAATTGCTGTTGTAATATCATCAAGAGAAACGACAGTTTGGTTTTCTACTGCGTTCAGGAAGTTAATTGCTCCAGATAAATCTTCTGAAGACATCTGAAAAGCATTTTGCAAAGATATTGTAGTCTCAAGTGCTTTTTGCTGATCTACCTGACCAAGAACCTGTAGTCTTGTTGCTTCTGTTACTTGTCTTTGTAGATCTAATCCCTGAAAACCTGCTGCTGCAGCATCGGCTGCAAGTCCAACTGTTGAAGATACAGCGATGCCATACCTTGTAAATGATTCTCCTAGAGCCTTAACAGTATCTAGTGCTTGCTGTGTTTCTTCTGCTGGTGTAAATAAATCTCCATAAACTTTTCTAAATTTTAGTGCTGCAGTTTCCATATCCATAAATGCTTTGGCTGCAGTATTTCCTAATATTGTTAATGGTATTGTAAAACCAACCATTAACTGACGACCAGCCCACTGGGTATTTTTACCAAAGTTAAGTAGATTTGTTGATCCTTGTTTTAGCAGTTGGTTAAAGAGTGCTTGCTTTTGTGCTGCCATCTGTGTTTTAACAGAAAGATCACTCAAATCAAGTTGTGTTGGCATAACTGCAATGGCCTTCATAGCACCAGTGCTGTCTCTACCTAATTTAATATATTGTGTTTGTAGTCGCTTTACATTTTCTTCTGCAACTTTATTGATTGTATCAAACTCACTTTTAAATAGTGAGCCAAAAGTTTTAGTTGATGCTCCAGCATAGCGGAAATATTCCCGCATTGAAAACTTATTTTTTTCTAAAGAACTAGTAAATGATTCTGCGCTAGTTTTAACAGTACGCATCTCTGCAGAGAACCCGCCAAGTGAGTTTATCGTATTGACAAGGTTGCTCTGCAGATCACGTTGAGCCATTGCAGCAGATGCGCTAGACCTAGATATTGAGGTATAGAACTCAGATAGTTGTCTTTGAAGTGCTTTTATCTGTGACAGAGCGCTTGACGTATCTACATTTACGTTAATATTAGCATTTACGTCAGCCATTTAATCACCTCTTTTTATTTTTTAAAGATTTAAAGCATTAACATCACTAATTGGTACCCCTGATGCTGCTTCAATAACCTTGTATACAGTTGGAAGATCAATGATATCTTCTAACTTTGCTACATCTGCTAGTTCTGGCTTATACTGTTGCATAGCAATTGCTACACACTCTAGTAGTAGATCCATTGACTTATCATTATCTTCTGATACATCTGCAATGCCCTCAAACTTTTTTGTAAATAGGCGTAGCAGTGAGATTTTTAGTGGTCTTACTGTAATTGTTGTACCGTCCATAAGCGTAAGAGTTTGCTCTTCGTATGTGGTTGTTGCCATTTTTCCTCCTGTAGATTGTTACCTTAATTATAGCATAAACAGGCTAGTGTTCAATTTTTTCATAGTCTAGCCCCATGCCAATTCCAAAACCTGCTTTTATTGCATTTTGTCCTTGTAATGCAAGAATGTCATTACTATCACTTGTAGCCCCACCACTAAATACCCTGGCTTTCATATCTTCCCACTTTTTATTGCCTTCATTAACTGCATTATCATCATCTAACTTAATTCCTTGGATTCCAGCCAAGAACCTTTTCTCTTGGTAGTCTAATTCTCTTCTTGTTGATATTATTGAAAACAACTCTGTCATAGATATTGATGTTTCTAAATCATCATAACTTTTCCAAATTCCTAACAAAAATACTTCAGTCTCAAGTTTTGCCAAATCAAGTTCTTCCCAAGAGTTATTATCACCATCTTGATTGGGGTTATCCTTGTTAATCTTATCTTCTGTTGTCCTGTTCATCTTAATGCCTGCAGAAAAATCTAAAAGATTAAAGATTGTTTTTAAATCAAAATTATCCAATATATCATTTAAATGATTAGAATATTCTGGGGCATATTGTTTCATTGTAACTCTAATACAGTCGCATAGAATATCAATCATTTCTTCTTCTGATAGCCCAGGCTTAATCTGACTAAACACATCCATGAACTCTCTCATGTATTTAATCTTTAAAGGTAAAATTTCAATATTTTTACCATCAATTGTTTTAACATTTTCTATTTTATATATTTCAGTAGCCATTCTTATTATTCTACCATAGAAACAACAAAACCCACCTCGTTATGAGATGGGCTGTTGTCTGACTATCTAATTATCAGGATGTGATTGTCCAAGTACGATCAACAATCTTTCCGTATGACGCAGATGAATCATCTGGTAGCAAACGGAATGATACTTCAAACATTGAAACTGCATCACGCTTTGCAGAAACTGTTACGTTGTCAATTGACAATGCACGGTATGCTGCGTAGACACGCTCAATGCGGTCAGATTCCTCGCAGTCACCTGTACCAGGTCCTACTGCAATAATTCCACGCTCTACTGGACACTCACCAATATCTCCTGCTGAAAGGTCAAGAGACTGTCCTGCTGCTGCAGACTTTGTACCTGTCAACTTAGAATTTCCATATGCTAGTGCCACTAGTAGGTTCTCAAGAGTGGCTTCTGCAAAGGCAGTCTTAAGACTGACCTGCATGCCCTGCTTGTAGAGTTTTGCAACGTCAAGTAACTGATCTACCTGAACTTCACCGAAGTTTGGTTGGAAAGATAGTTCAAGACCGTTCATGGTATATCCAACATTTTCAAATGCTGCATTGTTGCTTAGTGTCTCACGATAAGACTGTGTTGACGCTGGAGATCCTGTCATTGATGGCAGTGTTGCTGCTGTCAAAGTAGTATCTGCAATAAAAAACGATGCTGCACCGACAATAATGTTCTGATTATTTCCACGTGTATAAGCCATTTATATCACCTCATTCTTTAAATTGTTATTAAGTTGTACGGCGTTTGTGTTTCCTCAACTCAATTATAACAGCATTTTTAGTTGTATGAACTTAGGCTGGTTTGACCATGATAGTCATACTCAATTATGATTTTGTTAACAAACATAGTTCTGGCTGAGGCTACATCTAGTACATCTCTAGCCTCTTGAGCCTGATACACCTTGATATTGTGAAAGAACACATTGAAGTTTTCTTGAGTATCAGCACACCAAGCATTGAGGTCTTGCGCTGCTGCATCTTCTCTGTCTAGCAATTGTGAGATTACAATATTTGCATTGTTTACATTTTCTAGGCTAGTACTGTATAAGTAATATAGAAGTTGTTCCCTTTTATGTGGATAAAATGGAGATGGCCTAAATGTCATTAGCCTATCATAAATAATAACCAGTGGCTCTGAGATTGCTGTAGCCTGAACAACATTTTTATATATCTCTTCTGTGTTAGTTGGACTAGTTGCAAATATTGGTGTTAACTGAGAAACAGCACTAACTCCAATATCATCATACTGTGATAATTCATTGAATATGTACTTATTAATCCATTTTGGTGGATATGGCAATGCTTCTACTGTTTTGCCCATTTTATTCAATACCTGCCCTTGCATCAACGATCCATTTATATCCAACGCTAAGACCTAAAGATCTGCCACCCCTTTTAGCCTGATTTAGATTATGCTTATATGCTTTTGGATTTTCTAAATATTCTAGAATGCCTGAAGACTTTAAGAATGCCTGAGAAAAATAAAATCTAAAAAATTCATCAAATGTTTTTTCGTAGGAACCTTTTGCTTCTGGTCCTCCAGGATACTGAATTTTAATTTCTTTTTTTGTAAAAATAGTTTCTCCACCTTCTTCAAAAACCAATACTGATGAATTTTGTGGTCTTATTGTGATGGGAATTCCTTGTTCCATAATTCTTGCTTTATTGTAAAACGGCTCTTCATTATTCTTAGATACTGATTTAGATTGTCTAAATGTTGAATTAAAAGAAATTCCTCCACCCCTAACTGTATACTCAATATCAAATAGTCTTGACTCTGGACTTCCTGTTCTATACCATTCATACATGTGTTGTAGTGCTGGTTGGTTTATTCTAGCATTTGCATCTATGTATTTTTTTAATGTCTCAACTGTTCCCATTCCTAAATTTTTTAAGAATACTTTTTTACCGCCTTCAATTCCATCAAGAAATCCAATTGAGTAATCAATGATGTTTGACATCTCTCTCTTAAATGATTGGTGGTTAATATTGACTCTCATTAACTTACCGCCTGATTTTCTGATCTACGAATTGTAAATGAATAATAATCTATTTCACCATAAGGGGCAAAATGTGGGTCATATGCTGCTAATTCATATATTGTACCCTTGCCATTCCTAGGTCCTGCAGTTTCTTCATATATAAGTTGGCCAGCAGCACTCCTGATATTAGTCAACAATATATTTGTTAATGCTTCGTTTACTTCTCTTGCTGTTACTCTTAAATCTGTTCTTGCTCTTCCAACCAGAATATCTTTATACTGTAAAAATACTTGTGGGCTTATCTCTCCTGAATTTTTTTTTGAATATGGCATAACGTTTATTGCAATAGTTCTGTCATATACCCAATCTTTTTTAACTTCACCATAGTTACCCTGTGAAATTATTGGGTAATATAAATCTGCAAGCATAGGAAAATATAAATCTGTTGACTCACAATTCATTGTAGGCATATTAAATCACCCAAGGTTTAAGTAATGTCGTTGTATATTTTTCCAAGGTTTTATCTACTAGTAAGTTGCCAGTTCCGTCAAGGTGACGCTTATCCCATTTAATTGTAAATTGATCAGTTTGATAAGACTCAATTGCTCGTTTGTAATAGTCTAATTTACCGCAACGAATATCATCCATCAATCTAAGGGTTGCATCTCTTATGTCATTTGGAACAACCTTGTATCCTGTTTCATAAACAATTACGTAGTCTACTCCCTCTGGAAACATAACGCCAGTGTTTGTTGCACTAAATGTTGGAGTATCTAAAGCGCTATAGGCATTAAATGAATCTGAAACAGAGCCTCTATATTTGAGTGGTTTTTTCTCAGCACGATTATAATCGCCAAGATCTGCTGCATTTTTGTATATGGCTGATCCATCCACTGTTATTCCATATGTATATCCTTTAATGGCTGGCTCCTCTAAAGATAAATCATATACAAGTTCTGAATTTTCATATACACCTAGAACTCTATATCCACGATCCCATAATGGTAAATAATCTGTTCCTTGTCCAACAACCTCTAGTATATTTTTTTCAAACATAAATCCTTCTGGACCAACTACTGAATTTATAATTGTTCTTGCAAGCAATTCATCTTCTTCATATTTTGCTATTTCTGATGCAGTTGATACTAGTTTTGTTACATCTACATATGGTCTAATAACACTTAAGGTATCTTGAACAACCGCATATTTTTCAGTTCCTGTTGTTGTATAAATGTTAACAGAATAGTCATGATCGTATGCAATAAAATCTCCAGTTAAAACGTAAGTGACCTTAGAACTTCCACTTGAAGTTATAAGTACATCTTTTGCAATAGTGCCTTTATCATTTTCAATTGTAAAGCGATAACTTGTATTTGGTGATGGCACATCATAAACAATGCTAATTGGGTATGGTGGTTGTCTTTTAATTATCATATTTATTTACCGTAGGCTTTCGCCACTTCCTCTGGGGTTGCCAGGCGTACTGATTTATGCTGAAGCCATCTCTCTGAGTTTTCTGCCGAAACAATATTATAACCAATTGTCAAAGATCCAACCTCATTCCAAAACAAGTTCTTTTCTGAATGAATTGCTACTTTATCATTTGTCTTTTTTACTGGTTTTTCAGTAACTAATTTTTCTTTTGGCATTGAAACCTCCTGTGTTTATTATACCAGAATGCTTATCTTCTATAACTAATAAAATTATTTTGTTGTGGATTTTTTCCACCTGATGATGTTCCTGATGGATTAACTGCATTTGGTCCTGTTGTATCCCCAAAAATTACATCTCCATCAATATGACCTAAAGCATTTTGTTGGGTGATTAATCCTTGTGATCCCATAATAATAACTCCACCAACATTTCCAATTGCTAATGCACCATCTGCATTAAAACTTTGGTTTGGATCAGTGCTTGAGTATGACATATTTCTCCTTTAATGTGGAAAGGAGGGGCGGATAAACCGCCCCCCCAATCAGGTTCATTTAAGAACTATTTTTTAGGATTCTGCTGCTGCATCTGCGTAAGCAACTGCATCAAGTTCTTCCCATTGTACGCCGAATCGGACGAATACTGTGTATTCAATTGTGTCCTTCTTTGGCTTGTACTCACGGTTAACAGTGATGTCTCTCTGGAAACCCCATACACGGTTCTGTGGGAATGTTAGATCAACATATCCTGCAGGGTAGTAAGGAACTTCCTGAACATCAATTCCTAGAACACGAGTAGTACGTGCTCCACCGAATGTCTGTCCCTGACCGTCTAGATAGTTCTGACGGTTTGAAGGAGTACCAGATGGACGGTATGCAAATGCTTCTGCTACTGCGTCAGCAAGTGTACCGTTGTGCTTGATGATACCCTGGAATGCGTCTGTACCAGCATAGAACTTCAAGTTAGACTTGAGAGCACGATACTTACGTGGCATTGCTAGGATAACGTTCTGCATTACATCAGTTGTCCACTGGTTATTTGTAACAGTCACGATTGACTCGTGTGCTCCAGAACCAGCAGTCTTTGTGCGGTTTACGAAACCGTTCATGATTGAAAGGAAGTTGCCTGTTGCACCATCACCGTTGATCGCTAGATCTTCAATGTCATTTGCGAATGCATTTGTCATCAAACGTACGATGTGGTCCTCAAGAGCACCTCCTTCAATATTGTCTTCAAGTGCTTCAGTTGAAACTTCCCAATCTAGACGAATCTTCTTGGTTGTTAGTTCCACCTTAGTAAATGTAGCACCAGCGTTTGTGTAATCGTTTGAGCCTTGTGCTGCAGCACGAATTACACGCTCACCAACGTTGACCTTCTCAAGTTCAATCGTGTTGGCTCTCATAGTAACCTTACGACCGTCTTGGGCGAGAACTGTTGCATCCCACACGTAGTCAATGAAACGACGAGCCTGCTCTGGCAATAGGATTCCTCCTAGTGAACCAGTTGGGTTAACGGCGTTTGCTCCAGTAGTAACACCCATGTTTGCTGTGGCTGTGTTACCAAGTACTCCACCTGCTGGTGAAGATACTGATCCGATACCACCTGACGCAAATGTACCTT